TTTGTATTTTTTGGTTTTATTACGATTATGTTTGTTCTTTGGCCTTGATAATGGGCTTGACCCAATGCTAGTCCGTTTTTTTACCGCCAGACTATAGCTGTGCGGTTTAAGTGCTTTCGCCATCTTCTAACTCTTTCTTTAAAAGTATCTGATGCTTACTAACCCACGCCTTGTTGTAATCAGCATTTTTAAATAACTTCGAAAATCCTGTGATATGCTTCAATCTAAGTAATTCATCTGGTTCCATTCCTAATTCATTACACACATCTTTATCCGCCCAACCATTATCAAGCATTGAAAACACCATGCTAGACATACCTTTAACACTATGAGAACCCCTAGCCCTATTGTGTCGCACTGTTGCCGCCATGCGATTATTAATATCTTTATCTAAAACTACAATCGGTACTTTGCCCCCTGTGCTTTCGCTTATATCTTTATTAGTTCTGCAAATATGGTATCTATGAAACCCATCGACTATAACGTACTTCTTTTTTTCTTCATCGTAAACTGTCACGACAGGTTGCGTATACCCATCGTGTTTTATTGACGTATATAAAAGCCCCATTTCTTGAGATGCAACAGCGTTAGGATTATAATCATTTGCTTCTACATTTTCTACATCAACCCATATGACTTTATTAACTGGATGCTTTGTAAGGTCATACTTCATTAGTTGCTCCCGTTTTAAATTTCTCACCCCTAAATTCTGGCTTAATATATTTCAAATCTTTTTCTGGCCTATTCCAATCAACTTTTTTTCCGTTTATATGCTTCACATAGTTTATTGTATGTGGCCTACCTAAAAAATTTGATATTTTTATAAACTCCCAATCATTAGATAATATTGTGTTGATATGCTCTTTGTACATATCGTCTTTAAATGCCATCTCTCGAAATTTTCTATCCATATCTTGAAATTTTTTCTGAAACCTTGGTCGCAACCCATCTTTTATAAGATTATCAAGTAAGTAGTCTCTATATTCTTTCCAATCTTTAAACATATAAGGCAATTCTTTTATAGCAAACATTTCACTTCTATTCATATGCCTAGCTTGATTTATTCCAGAAAGTCGTTTTTGTAAAAGATTCCATGTGTTTGGTTCGATTTCTTGAAGATAAAACAATTGGTCAACTGCTGTTTCATGATGTAAATTTGATATTCTCATTTTAATTGGAGCAACGCCATATCTATAAAACTCATCATAAACCTTGCAATAATCCCATTTATTTTTATGTATGGATGTCCAAATATCTGTGTAAGACCAATCATATAGAGGATTGAATACATATTGATTAGTTTTTTTATCCATTATTTGACCATAGGTTATATGCTTATATGTTGCTCCAGTTGTTAATCCAGCCCGTCTATTGGGACTTTCTTCAGCCCTTACACCTCCTAATAATGCGACTCTTTTGTTTGGAAAATGATGTTTGATGACGGCTTTAAACATTTTATGGAATCTATCTGTACCGTAAACATTTTCTTTAAAACTAATGTCTTCTTTATCTCGCATCCATTGATCGTCTTCTCGCCAGCACATCAACCAACTATTTGTATAGCTTGTAGCATTAAATAACCTTATAGGAACTTGTAACCACATGGGGTCAACTCTGGGATCATTCATTACCCTTCTTACATAGTTGATAACCAATTCCCATTCAGCTTCTTGGTCTAGGAAAAACACTTTTAACGGCAGTCTATTTCTTTCTTCCGCAACCTTTAGTGCTAAATTTAAAATTGCTGTACTATCTTTTCCTCCACTAAATGATACTACTACATTATCAAATTCATCAAAAATATAATTGATCCTTTCTAACGCTGAATCAAAAACGTTTGCGTTTAAATATATTTTCATAATATGCCTGTATCTACAGATGTTGATTCTAAATAATTTATAAGTCTATTTTTTGTTTCTGTTACATCTAGAATGATTGAAGAATCTATTGATGCCGCAACATTCCATATGCTGTACTTTGTTTTGCTTATAATTTGATGAGGACTGTGTGTATCAAGTATATAAAACAAACCTCTCTTTAATTCTAATTCAACTTTATCTAAACCGCGAACGTATATTTCGGGATCGACTCTAACCTTTAAGTGATGACTATATCTTGGATATTTCGGATCATGGTGTAATGGTGTGCTTTTTCTAACAGCTATCCAATGTGGATCGTTTTCTAATACTTCAACACCCTTGCTGTCTAATTTTCTATTCCATGTTTGTAAGGTATACCCCACTGACTTAAATACCTTTAACAGCGTTGTTTGATTGGGTACTTTTATTTTTTCACTTAAAGTTATTTCCTCTGAATAAACAACGGGATTACGTCTTTGGTCATTTTTTAATTTATAATCCCATTTTAAATCTGTCATTTTATAGGGTCTTGGAATGTAAAGCTTTGTCTTTTACTTGATCTTCTAGAATCAATAGCACTTTTCATAATTCTATGATCTACCAATGATGGACAGTGAATCCAATATTTTTCTTTTCTTGATTTTAAAAAATCTCGTATATAAATATCTGTTCCTGTGTGTACAGAATGATTGCTTTCTGTTCTTGTTATCATTTTTCGCCACTCACCAAAATAAGATAATAACTGCAAACTGTGATTTGGTGGTGCATAGTAACATTGAGCCATTAAAAAATTATTATCCCATCTTGACCCTATTTCTAAATCTGCTTTTCTCATTGAAAAAAAATTTATAAAATTCATAGGTCGTTGTCTTATAACTTTTTCAGCTTTTTTTTCAAAATCTTCTGTAAGTATTATATCCTCTTCTAAAAAAATGCACGGTTCTTTCCCACACATGACTAACGATCTAAGCAATGTATCTATAGCACTTCTTTTTTCATCTAAACAAAATTCTGCATTTGGTAAATGTTTTTTTAGATACTTAATACAATCTAATCGTTCTGGGACTGCTTTAACAATTATTCTCATTATTGCCCTTCAAATTTAAATTGATGAGCACAATTAGGACAGACTACTTCTGTGCCATTTAATGATCTATCAGCATTGAATTTTGCTGTATTATTGTTAATATTATTATTTGCATTTTCAATATCTCTACTTTCTATTTCAGGATATTCCGTCATAGGCTCTAAATCTGGCGAATAGTTTAGGGAGCCTATATCAATATCAGTTCCAATTACGCTTAGATCAAATCCTCTTTCGCTTAATTCTCTCAATTCTGTAAAATACAAACCCATATCCCAATCGCCATTTTCTCCTAATTTATTATCAGCAATAATATAGGCTTTCTTTTGAGATTCGCTTAATCCTCCAATAACTAAACACGGGACTTCATCCATTTCTAATTTTTGAGCGGCGTATAACCTACCGTGACCAGCTATTACATTATCGCCTTCATCAATCAAGATTGGCACTGTCCAACCCCATTCTTTAATGCTCTCGACTAGTTGATTTATTTGGCTATCAGGGTGTGTCTTAGGGTTTCTATCATACGGAATCAGACTGGCGATAGGTTTCTTTATTAACTGCGAAGGTGATTCTATCATTTTGAGATTCCCTTTGAGATGTTTACTTTAGATCATTATGCGCTAGTATAGCATAAACGACAACAAAAAAATGGGGGGAGTTTTAGCCCCCCTAGTTACACTCAGGGAGATTCATACTTTTAACAGTATCACGGATTAAAATTGTGAACAATAAAGAATTAAAACATATTGGTGTGGCTTTGTTTGGTAATCGCTGGCAGACATCTCTGGCTAATGAATTGAATATATCCCCCCAGCATATAAGAAAATACGCGAGTGCTAGAGAAGTAATACCCAGCAGTCGAGCGCATCATATTCGTTTATTATATTTTGTATTTACTAAAGGACTATTAAATGATTTTAAAAAAATGGGGGGAATTTCACCCCCCTAGTTGTCACCTTGCACAGTGAATATAACTATTTGCTCTCGCTCGCTCTAGTAAAGTTGAGTCCAAACCAAAATCTTCGTACCCCTCAAATATAGAATTATAATACAATTCTGATGGTGGGTTTATTGTCTGAGAGTTCATTGTGTAAGTCATGATTTCTTCTCCGCCTATGTTGAGTATTTTTTTGTCATACATTCTTGGATAACCCTCGTAAATATCTAGAGATGCTTCGCACTGCTCTGTAATATTAAATACTCCAATCGCACACTTCGACCCTTCATCTTTAATCATATCTGCAACACCTCTAAACACTAATCGGTAATTATTTATTGTCGCGGAATATAACGGCTCTGCTCTTGGACACCTTATGCGCATCTGCCCTAAATTTAAATTGCTACCATATGCTAAATACAACATTCTAAGTCCCCATGCTCTGAAATAATTCTGCTCTCGCATCAAAGAAGTCTGAAACCTCATTAGGTATTCCAGACATCAACTCATTATCTATAATTTCTTCATTTGAAGGAAAATGAGTCGAGAACCAATCTTGCGCTATACTCTTTAATTCTCTACGCCCGTATCTGTTTGTTACATATTCTACAACCTCTTGGTCGCCTTGATCTTTGTGTAAATTATCTAACTCAATATTGCTAAACTCAAATTTTACTCCATCTAAATTAGTTAAGACCCAGAGGTTACCTCCTCTGATTTTCTTTCCTCCGCCATAAACTAGTCTTCCACCAGCCCTCAATACCTGCTCCCTTAATTCTGCAAAAGGCATTTTTTTGCGTGGCTTATAGTTTAAATCAATAGAAACATTGGAAGAGTTTTTAAATTTTCGGCACTGCTCTACGAAATGCTGTAAAAACAAAACCCAATTACCAATCTTGGAAAAATCAGTTGAGCCAGAGTGCTGACGAAATTCAATAGTTCCGTGTGAGCGTAAAGACTGAGTATTTAATTTTGTAAAACGTCCGCGCTGGTACTGAACTATATTTCTTACTGGGTTCTCGCCTTGGCATACATCTAAACTACTCAAATTATATGTAGTCGCAATACTTCCGCAATAACTATTATTGTTTGCTCTTCTTGAGCGTGGGAACCATGAATCAATTTTTGTTTCGTTTTCATAGTAGCGTTTAACAATATGCTTAGCATCTAAGAATGTTAAGTCTGCGGCATCTAAGTGTACGTGAACGCCTGTATGTCTGTTAACAGCGCACCCAACCTCGCTCATAACTTCACAAACTTTCTCTAGCTGGTTAAGTCCGTCTTGCCCTTCTAGTATTGGTGAAACAACTTCATACCCACATGAAGCATCTGTTATCACTTTCCAGTATGTTCTGGTACTATGGTTGTAGTGTTCAACACTAGCATCAATACCAGCCTCTACTAACGCTTGGGCTAACTCATCTCTAGTAACTCCGACATATTCAATTTCAATTCCAAACCTTCTAGTAGTAATTTCGTTTTTGTTAACCATTTAAAACTCCTGTGCAAGTCGTTTTGTTTCTCTCTATTTTTATACAATACCATCTCTCTTATATATTGTCAACCCTAGTTTGGGGTTTTATTAAATAAAAAAACTCTTTTTAGGGGTTTACAATACTAACTAAAGATGCTATTATGTACCTACACATTTATTTTACTTTTTGCACAGGAGAAAAAAATGGGTTTACCAATAAAAGGTTTTTTAAGTTTAGGTACTCTTACAATTTTTTTAGTTTTAACCGTAGCCGTTTTGAAAGCCAACGGCGTAGCATAGCACAGGAGAATTAAAATGAAATCAGAATACACATACGTAAAAACTCTAGTAAGATATATCACTATGGAAGAATTTAGTCAGCTACAAAAAGATTACGCAGTAGCACAGGAGAAAAAATACGATTGGGTTATTCAAGCCTATAGTAAAGTATTCGATGAAATAGAATCAGGAATAATCAAAGTAATGGGAGCAAATGATGTCTCTCTTAGAATATCTACGATTGGAGATTTAGAGGACAAATGGCATAAGGAGAAAATACAAAACATGATTAGCAATACGCCAGCTTTAGCAAAAGCGTATGGTCTCATAGATTAATCACGGTGGGGCGCAAGCCCCATCTAACTTTAGCACAGGAGAAAAACATGATAGGTCCAGTAATACCAAAATTTTTAGACAGGCGCGAAAGCGTTAGAGTTGATGTTGAGTGGATGTCAGAATTGTCAAAAGCGGCAACTGGTGTTAGAGTCAGAAAAGATTGGGAGAGTATGTCTCAAAAAGATATTGATTGGTATGTTGATTTCTACAAGCGCGAGTTAGAAAAACGCAACCAAGAATATCAGGATTATTTAGATTCGTAGGTTGCTCCTATGATAGTGGATGGTCGGATCGTTCATAAAATTAGCGGAAACCGATCAAAAGAGAGTACACTAGTAAAGATACCTTCTCGGCCACCCACATACTAATATTGATGAGGTTTAAAATGCCAGAATGGATTAAATGGATAGTTGGGGTTTGTGTTGTTATTGCAATCATTAGTTTTTATGTTTGGAGCCACACACCTATTCTACCACGGTAATCGGAGGTTAATATGTTTGATGCTATTATGCTTTGTCTCGCTTTGAACATTTATCACGAAGCTAGAAACCAACCAGTTATTGGTCAAATAGCTGTTTCAGAAGTTGTCTTAAATAGGGTGGCTGATGACCGTTACCCCAAGGGTGTCTGCGAGGTAGTCTATCAGGCCGAATATCCTAACAACGATAAAAGAGAATTGCCAATCAAAAATCGTTGCCAATTTTCATGGTACTGTAATCGTATCTCAGACCAGCCAACAGACATTGATGCTTACCGATGGGCATTAACATTATCAGAAAGAATTTTGACAGGAGAATTTGCCCCTATAACAGATGGTGCAACTCACTACCACTCAGATAAAGTAAATCCAAAATGGGCAAAAACTAAACTTAAAACCGTGACTATCGGCAATCACATTTTTTATAGATCATTAGTAGAATACTAATACCTACTTTGGTATGATTGAGGTATATCTGGCTCTAACTCTTTGTATGACTTACGCTCCAAATCATAGGTAAACATACACTCACCAATACTACCGTATAATCCTTGCTCTCTTATTTTCTTGGTAACGACAGCAACCGTTCCCTCATCAAAATACCTATGAACCACTAAACCAACATCTGCCATATTATGCCAATGCGCTGATCCGCTAATGTCGTACATACTGGGTATCGGGTAGCTTCCATCATTCTGCCTAGCTAACTTGGACGGGTGCGCGACAAC